AAAATTACCTTTTTGGGTGTTTTCCTACCCACATCATTGCTTTTGTTGTTATCGAGTTTTCTTATCTACGATTTTCATGCCATTTCGACCGAGGCCCGAAAGTGCGACTTTTTTGCTCGCCACAATGTCCCCAAACGAAGATTACTTAACTAAGTTAACTTCGGCCACGAACCATTGAAAAGCGCTTCGAACATCCGCATTTCATCTTTTGTTCATTCTTCCAATCTTCGTTTGGGGAGCATAAGATCATAACTAAATGGCATTTTACGTCCCAAACGAAGATTTTGGCAGGAAGACTCAACGTTTCAGAATGCGTTTTCGACGTTGGTTCTTCATGCCAAAATCTTCGTTTGGGGGTATATTTGTAGCGACCATAAACGCTGCACAATCGCCACATCCCATGTCTGCGAACGTCATGATGTCATTCTCAGTGATGAAGCGCCTCAGGAAAGGAACGTATGTCGCTGTTGTAGGCGATGGACCGTGTGTCGGAGTCCGAGACTCTGACCGACGCAGTGTGCGTGCACATCGCACACTCCCACCCGTGCAAATGATTTAAAATGACACATTCACCTATTTACACATGCCTCCGAAAGCAAAGTCCACTGAGAAGCCGGTGGTTAGTAGCCAGGACCAGGACACCAAGGATACATGCGACCAATGTGGCATGAAGTGCACCACTAGACCTTACAACGCGTCTACCGGAAAGGTCATCTTTTGTTGTGAAGAGTGTTTTGGATACGGCACGGATGGGACATACAGTCCATCCCAGTCCGAGTCGAGCGACCTCGGAAGCGAGGACGTCCAAAGCGAAAGCGACAAGACCCTATCCGACGATGACGATGACGACGATTCGGACGATTGACACGCCGCCATTTCGAGATTGCAATGTCCACGAGGCTCGTTCCGCGACGATAAGAATAAATGGTACCATAAATGTACATGTGGGTCGATTCTCGACCCATCGACGTCAGTGGGCGGGCACTTCCCATCATGAAAACCGGGTCCGACAAAATCAAACGAACGCAACTCGAATGCTTGGAGAACTTTTACGCGGCGCTCGGTGCGTTCACAGTTACCGTGAACGGCGACCGATGCTGCGTGTACCGTTCGCGCGAGCTGTGCACCTTCCTCAACACGACGATGAATGGTGCGTTGGCCACGCCCACAGCGATGCTCAATGAGATCACGGCCGAGTACGTCGAGCTCGTGGCCATCCTGGAGCAGATTACGCGGTGCATGCACCGCATGACGACCATGGTATGCGTTCTGACGACGCAATCGGACTATGGAAAGAAGCTACTCTATCAAATACGCCCGGGGTCGCACAGCACGTGTGCATTTAGCTTCGTCGACTACATCGCCGACTCGTATCAAAAGGCACTCGGTCGCTTTCGGTTGTACGACCATCGAATCAGCTGTAACATTCGCGACATCAAGTCAATCATCGAGTACATGGCGCGACCAACGCACGACCCGTCGAACACGGCGATTATCTTCGACGCCATCGTAGGCATGATGGAGGCCTGCGTGCACCAGAGGTCGAGCATCGTGCAGCTGATGTCTACCTGTCGGTACCAGGTATCACCGGAGGTCATCGCGTCCCAGTTCCAAATTTGTAGCGACCATATGTGCTCGTCGCTAGAGCTGCACGCGGCCGTGTACCACAAGGAACTCGCACGCTGTAGCGAGTGCATGCAAGTGAGCGCGTGCACGAGCGCTTGCCCCACCGGATGCACCGCTCATGTGGGCGAGAGTCAGGTATGTTGCACCCGATGCATCTTTGGCCTGAGGAACATGTGCCGGTCCGTAAAGAGTGCGCTTGTATGAGTGCAGTTTCGATGACGGGGTTGCATCGCCGCGCTCCTGCTTTCGGTTCATCGTCGGCGGTGCAATCGACACCTCACCTGCAATTACTTATGAAGATACGTGCCAATGGCTATTTCGGGTGGTTCAGACTAAGCTTTTCATCTCATTTGACGACGCAACGGGGTTTGATGATGCGACGTTGGTGACGGCGCCTAGTCTCGAAAACTACGTAGACGTAGGCATTCAAATCGCCATGAGCAGAGCATCGTATGTCAAGCACTTGGACCCATCCATGAGCGAAGTCGAGATGTGCGATGAACTCGACGCAACCATTCAGGAGATTAAGAGGCGCTGCACTCGATCCCTGCAATGGCTGCATGAGCGCATCGGCGAACGAGTGGCACCGCCCGTAACAGACGACATTAGAATCCAAGTCACTTGGCTGGACGACTGGCATTGAGACCTCCGATAACCCCGCTCATGGTGCGTTCAAGCATGTCCTTGGCGTTGTCGCCAAGGGCGCACTGGCCCGGTGCAGCAGTGATGTTTGTTTATGATTTAAATGATTGCCCTCGTCGTCTTTAATGACCATCGGAAGGCATGTACACGATGGAATTCCCGCCCTCTACCGACCAGGTCGGTTCGATACGTCCTGTCACCATTTCGCTAAACTTTTCAAGGGAAACAAGCCAATTGGTAACTGGATGCCGAATTCGACGAATAAGCACGCAGAGCATAATGCACTACGGGCCCTAAGGACACAAAAGCATCGAATAAACCCGCATCTGACCATGGTAGTCGTGAGATTCGACAAAACACACGCCGACATGCGAATGTCAAGACCTTGCTCAAGATGTGTGGAGTTGCTGCAAGTTCATCGCATCCGAACAGTCGTCTATAGCAATGACCATGGGATTTTGGTCAAGGAAAATACGAGCAACATTTTGCACAATCCTAGCAGCATGGCATCTTGCATTCCAAAACACGGCCGGGTCGTCTCATATTCTAAATTTAAAGATGTCTCAGATCGTGGGTAATTGTATCACGTAGATGGCCGCACTCAACCACGCTACTTCACGAGCGTCGCAATACGTTGATCGTATGAACAACCGAGGCTGATGTTGCTATGGCTCGTCGCATATGATGGATCTTGATATCATCACATGCAGACCCTAAGTCCCCGATAAAGATGCTCAGATGGGCACGAAACGTCGTTTGGATGCATGGATGATAAATCGGGAATGTGAGGGGGGGGGGGATTTCGGGTTCTGGGAACTTTATGCTCTCCAAACGAAGATTTTGGAAGACAGAACAAAAGATCGGTCGTGTCTTTTCGAAGCCCTTTTCAAGGGCGTGAGTACCGGATTTGGGCTACTACTCGATGAAAAGTTGTTCGAAAATACTCTCCAAACGGCTTGTTCGACGGTCCAAAATCTTCGTTTGGGGGGCATAAAGTTGCAGTTGGAAACAGTATAATCATCTTGTGATTTCGAAAGTAAGAGGGCCGGTGCGACGCTCTTTAACACGGATGAGGCGACGCTCTTACGAGTAACATCACGAATCGCGATTCGTCTGTCGAGATCAAAAGATGATCATATGTCGAGATTCCGACCTTTCAGACGACGTGGTGGTGACGTTGTGACCTCGAGACGCGACGGGGCGACCTCGCATAGTGGCGTGGCGTCTGAGTGGACGCAGACACTGGCGACGGCTGCCACGCGTCATCTACTGGTCGTGTCAAGTCCCGCGTCTCTCCTGTAAAACAATGAATGCCACCATGTTGGTATTTGATACTATCCCATGTATCGACAAAGTAAATCGCCTCAATACCACCGCGACGTATGATAGTATCCCTGAGATGCTCATCAATCGGCAGTATCGAATGTGGGTCGTCGCATATCATGAAGGTGGGTGAAATGACCGAGTTGACGAGGTTGCTAGATAGGTGATACACGCCCCCGATTCGTGTGCGGAATACTTCCCTGTAAAAGCTTTCAACCGTCATGCCCCACTCTTCGGCTTGTTGGACAATCGCTGGTGCGTAAAGCTCATCTGGTCCGGTGAAAAGAATGGGGATTTTTATCACATCGCTTGATCGAAGACCCAATTCACGGCAAAGACTTTGCTCTATGGTGTCCAGAACGCTCTGGAGAAAGGAATTGAAGCGTATCAAATTAGACAATTCAGCATCCGTGAACTGTGCGAGACGAATCGTGCAATCATCGACTGATGGCAACGCAAACCCTGAATGCGGGCAATTTTCGTCCGCATCGGACCTCATCCCCAGCAACTGATCCCCACCCGACTCGAGGGTGGTATCAAATAGGCAGTCAATGCGGTCCGATGCGGCCGACCACATGCTCAGGAATAATGAAGGGGAGTTGATTAGCATTTTAAATCCAAACTCACCATCCGGGTGCTTTACGAATGAAATGATCTCGTCGATGTGCCCGACTTCGAGCCAGCCGGTATAGACCGATGCTACATGCTGTGAACTAAAGTTGGTATCAAAGATGTGCCGTAGCGCTGGGCTGATGTCGGTGATTTCATCTTCGCCGTCGCAAGTGCTATGCACACTGTTCAGGTGAATCGTCTGCTCCGTTGTGCAGAAAGGGTCGACGATTCCGTCATCCCTCGGCTGACACACGGGTGTCCAGGTGAAGTCAAGGTTCATCTTCGCATCTGGAGTGGCGTTTCCGTATAGGATTGTTCCCGTGGGTCGGAGTTTAGTCGGCGGGCATACTAGTAGGTTGCCCAGCGAGTCAAAGCGCGACTGCCACTCGTACACAAGGACATCGTCGATGCACCGTCTCGACGGCGCTTTGTGTTCTATCCCGATCCCCGACCCTTCATACAACTCGTGTACTCTTGCACGGCACGAGTCGTGGAATTTACGATCGGTGTGAAAGCATCGGTCCTGACACGGGTCACGTTTTACTCCATCGCCGGTCTTGAGAGGAGTCAGAATGTATTGCTTCGATCGGTCGGTGCTTGACGAAAATACCCTAAAAAAATCTCTGGCATCTGCTGTGTTTTGGCACATGTCAGTTTTGTTGTAAGTGGCGCCTTTAACGGTAGCCGGGATTGTGTATATGCTAAGTTTTTGCAGGGCCGGATCCACGTGTCCGTAATCACGTTTCAGCTTGTAAAGTTGATTCACCATGCTCATTTGCGCTCCTTTCTCACCTTTAGACAAAGGGAGATGGATCTTTTCGAGTGGATAAAACACTTCGTCGAGCAACAGTCCATGTTCCATTTTTACAATAGCAATTAAATAAACATTGAGCCTAAGATTCTCATTATGGCGAGCAAAAGTCGCTCTTTCAGAAGTTGAATCAGAACGTAGATAAGGTCGAATGATAACAACAAAAGCAATGAGTATGGTATGAACGCACATTAAAATGCCATGGAAATTTATGCTCCTCAAACGAAGATTTTGGAAGACAGAACAAAAGATCGGTCGCGTCTTTTCGAAGCACTTTTCAAGGGCGTGAGTACCGGATTTGGGCTACTACTCGATGAAAAGTGGTTCGAAAATACTCTCCAAACGGCTTGTTCGACGGTCGAAAATCTTCGTTTGGGGAGCATAAAATTGCTTTTGTTGTTATCGTTCGATGCAAAGAATAACATCACGCACTCGCATCCCCCTTAGCACGCTACGATTGAATGGGTTTATCACGACTATCTACCGATGTCGAGTACATTGGACAGAATTGCTGGACGCTGCAAGAGGCATCGGGGATGACCTTCGCGCAGTTCCCGTTTTCTACGAGCGTCTCGAAAATCGTTCCAACGTTCTTTCGACACCGGGCGTCGCATCTCATTTAGATTAGCGTTTTATTCTGAGAAATGTACTACTTTAGTATACTTTCAGCTTTCTACCCCTTTATTTCGCCAGGGGGGCCAATTTGGCAAAATGTTCCGAGTTTAAACTGAAAAAGCGGCCCTGTGCCCGACAACAAACTGAGGCTGTCCAACGCAACGCACCGCGTCTCACCGGCGGGACGCCGGCCACCCGCCGCCGGAAAGTTGGCGGTAGGAGCGGCTCGCCGCATAGGGGGCGACGAGCGAGGCGGGGCGTGAGCGGCGCGCCGAACCGCCGGGCCGTTCGACCGGCGCGCGGCGGGGCCGGGGCGTAGCACGGCCTACTTAGAGGACGGGTCGCAGGTTCGATGGGAGAAGCGAAATAGGCGTCTGAATCGGACGTAAACACGATTTTGGAGGATCGCAGTAATTAAAATTTCAGGTCGCGAGCTCTCAAACCGAGATGCATTCCCCCACCGCAAAGACCGCTGCAGGTGCGTACTCGCCGCCAACTCACCGGATACGCTATGTCATGGCGGCAGCAGGCTCCACGACCCATTTAATGCAGGTCATGCACAGGAAGCGTGCCGCTCCGATGCGTCCTTCGACCCAGCCGGCTGCCGGAGCGAAATCGCCATGCGGGCGACGTTTGGCGTCCGAACGCATGCTGGATGACGGGGTTGGGGCAGGGCGAGCCGGATTCGTCGCGCATACGTCGTGCCAAAGGTGTGTTAGCCATAGTTTGTGCTCGAGACCGTTCGTTGGGTGCCATCGAATGCGAACGTGCGTGCACTGCAAGCCGCGCAACCACGGGCGCGCAACTCGGCAGCGGATGAGCCTGCGAGCCGCCACACATTCGGGCAGCGCATTCACACATCGATACCGAACAGCTCGCTAGCGCCGCGCCGTCGCACTCGACTTCTGCCGATACACATCCACGGACGCCCACTGGCGGAAGGGAGAATGGGGCGGAAGGGAGCCTGGGGCGGAAGCGAGTATGGGGCGCTAGGCACACCCCGACACACCAACCTCCACTTTGACCCTCAAGCTACGACATTTCTCAGCCCGCCGGGAGGCATCTACCTTATTTCAACTTGTTCCAATTTACATTCTCAAACAAAATGTAATGGACGTAATGTCCACACTCGAGTACTACGATCAAACCATCGCATGTCGGACGCTCTCGAAATAACAAGACGACGATGTGTCTGTCGAAATCACAAGATTCCTGCTACACTTAATAGCGTCACACCACTTCGGCACCAGCCGTGTGAAAGAGCGTCGCACCATTGCCAGATAAGAACAATCGATAACATAAAAGCATTGATTTGGGTAGAAAATCGTGCGAACAAATTCGCCAACAGGCACTTTGGTGCATCGAATTGCCCAAATCATTGCTTTTGTTGCTATCGATTGTTCCTATCTACGTTTTCATGCGCACTTGACCCGATGGTTGAAAGTGCGACTTTTGCTCGCCACCAAGCGCACCATCCATCTGCTGTAACCAGGGGCTGCATTATCGAGTGTAATATCCACATCACGCACAGCAGCGAGCGCCGCAACATGTCGACCGCTAGTCAGACGCCGAAATCCCCTTGGATGCAAGGACGATGAATGGGGACTCTCGTTGTTACAAACACGCGACTTGCTTGGGCGACGCTTTGACAAGTTTGGCGTGTAAAATGATCTCACGCATCGCCGTTACATTACGAAATCGAAACGCGTGATCCAAGAGCCGGTCCGTGTGTAGCGAACGGCGCACAGCAGGGTGTAATAACAACAGAGGCATCACCTTGTCTCCACCAATTTCGCACGTGTCAAACAATACCATGCAATCGTCAAATGACGGGTCCACCCTTGGGTCATCCAACAGAATCCGGACGATTTTTGGATTGTCGATCGAGCATGCCGCGCGTAGACATGCGTATTGGCGATGGGTAGGGTCTACGCGTGCGTCGTTTAGTAAAATGGAGACGGCCTCCTCTTTGGAAAACATGCAGGCATATATGAGGGCAATGTGGTACGCGGCATACGGCTCGTGTGTAATCGGATACGCCCGTTTACTAGCGTCGAGTAGGTCGTCAAGTGGTCCTGGGCGCGTTGGTTTGGAAGATGGAACAACAGATGAAATCCAGATTTTCGATATACTTTTCAATGGTTCGTAGCCCAAATCGAGTACTCACTCCCTTGAAGAGTGCTTTCTTCGAAATCCGGATTTCCTCTTTTGTCAATCGTTCCAAAATTTTCGTTTGGGAGGGATAGACTTTCCGACGCATCAGATATCGGCCCATCCGTTTGTTACACGGCGCCGGTCATGATGGATACAAATTTGGAGCGCATGGAGCGCATTAAATGGACTCACGAGCTTGCCCAAATTCAAGTGCTCACGTATGAGGGTGACCTTCGTTAAGTAGGGTCTGAAATCGCGCAATTTTTCAGTCGCTACTGTACTATGGGCGCGCGTGGTATTGCTCAGCAATGGTGTCTCCCAGAAATTGAGTCCCAGTGACTCCCACATGGGTACCATCGATGGTTATCACATGGACTCTACTTGCGAGCGCCTGACTGGAGACGCTGTGAGTAGTCCCTAATCGTTTGCATCAGTGCTTGTTCTCTGACACGCCACTCTTGCTCTTTGAGACGCCACTCTTGCTCTTTGAGACGCCAGTCGGACAATGCGTCCAATCCTGGCTTCCACACGGCAACGGCGTAAGGTTCTGTTGGAAGCGGTGGTCGAGAACCTCCATAACGCCAGGAAATGTGAATAAGTTATCCCTCCCAAACGAAGATTTTGGAAGGAGGAACAAAAGATGCAATCCGGATTTTCTAAGCACTTTTCAAGGGTGTTAGTACTCTATTTGGGCTACGAAACGTTGAAAAGTGCTTAGAAAATCCGGATTGCATCTTTTGTTCCTCCTTCCAATATAAGTGACTCGTGGTCTATTCCACACTCATCCATCGTACGGTCTTGGTCCATCTGCTTTCTGTTAAAAACAAGTCGAATGTTTTGGGGGTGGAGCCATGCACGGTCCAACCAGAAGATTTTATACATAACCTCATAGACCGTTTCATCCCTGCCTACTTGGAGCTTGAATGACTTACCGCTCGTGCCTAGGATATTCACGGTGATTTCGTCCGAGTATTGCTTCGGTGGTAGCAAACGACCGAATCCAGACGCTGGCTCACTCGGTGGTTGGGCCTGGTCACCACGCCCAACCATTCGCATCCTTGGTGAGTTTCGTGATATACGAGCTCGGCGTTTGTCCATATTTTACTGTACGTGTTTTCAAATCGTTTCCGTTTCTATACTCCAAATCTACCCATCCCAAAGAAGATTTGGGAAGGCCGAACCAACCTTTCCGAATACGTTTCCAGGGGAAGCACTTTTCAAGGGCGTGAGTGCTAGATGTTGGGCTCCGAATCATTGAAAAGTGCTTCCCCGGGAAACGTATTCGGAAAGGTTGGTTCGGCCTTCCCAAATCTTCTTTGGGGGACTCAACGGGGAGCATAAAATCGTCTGCCCCCAGCCGTGCATCGACCAATGGTAAAACGCCGTGTATCGGCCATAATCTGCGCATTTTATGCTCCCCCAAGCGACGATTTGGGAAGGATGAACAAAAGATGACATGCGAAATCACAAAGATGATGAATCCGTGTCATTGATGCTCGCACGACGATTGCGTCCGTCCGTCGGAGAGCATCGCATCATCCGTGTTACGGAGCGTGTGTTTTTGTAAGCCCATCTTGCAAATATGTTTGCGCCCCAAACTCGAGAGCAACGCATCGCTGTCATCTCACGCGTGTGTTTTGTAAGCCCATCTTGCATAGTTTGAATTTCAACTTTACACGCCCTTGCAAAGTGCATCGAAAAGACTATCCGGGTGGTTTGGTTTGTTCGGCCTTCCAAATTCTTCGTTTGGGGACGGTAAACGCATTTCAGAATGCGCTTTCGATTCAAGTTTCGAAGCACTTTGCAAGGGTGTGAGCACAAGATTTGGGATGCAGAACGCTGCAAAGTGCTTCGAAAACGCATTCTGAAATGTTGGTTGGCCCTTCTTCCCCAATCTTGTGTGGGCAACAAAGTGGGATACATTCTGGACGGACTGTGATTATCGGTAACACACGCTACAGGCCATGGTACAGGGCACGCGCCGGAGGCGAACCACACACAACTATTGGAGGACATGATGTGATGATGCGGCGAAGTTTCTAGAAGGCCGAACCACTGTCGGAACCAACCTCTTCCAGTGCATTTTTCCCGTTCGGAATGGGTATATTTCAAAGACGTTCAGCGCTTGCTGAGTGAACAACCGAGGGCACGACATTTGGCTCGCTACATCGCCTTCCCAAGGTGTGAAAGCACACGACTCTTTCTCGCGAGTGAGTCGCGAGTGTCTCGCCGGTGAGTCGCCACAATGTTTTCAACATGATTCAAAGCGGATATGCTCGTGGTTCGTCAATCACGTTCGATGATACACACGATGATGGCTGCTGGGCTCTATGTTGTCGAAAATCTCTGGGTAGAGGCCTGCTGGCTTGCCATCGCAACGGTCGCTCAAACGTACGACAGACATACGACCACTAGCATCATGTCCGATTGGAACGACACGCTTCCATGTGCTACATGCTCCATATGGACGAGCCCGATTGCGGGTCTATCACTCTGTGCTACACGCGACTGGGGATTGGGGATGCATGGCTCGTGTGAGCGCTCGAGTGGCGAGTAGGCGACGGTATCGCTGGCTTTACGGCTGCGAATTAGCAAAAAAATTAAAATATAGGATGCAAATACGACACAACACCGTTTTGTCATGTTTGCAGTCGTGTCGCGATAACGAGAGGCTGTTCAACAAGGTCTACGAACTTGCGTGTGGCGTGTTGCCATACAACGTCATCGTTGTTTCGAATGACGAGGTCATTTACTACAATAAGCAGAACGAATACAAGCGCGATAACCTGCAGTTGCTAACTTCGGAGCAGAAGCGCACTGTCATGGGCACCATTTTCAACATCCTCTAGAGGAGGATGTGCGCCGAATCGCTCGCCAGTGACTACGTTTTCGTACGTGCCTTACCCACGCAGCGCTCGTTAACACGAGTCGCGATGCTTGTGGTGCCGATGGTTTGGATGAGCCGCATCACTACTACTGATTCACTCGCAGTGCGGGCCGGTGATTGCCACGGATTGGGTCGTCGTTCGCGTGTCAGAATCGCGCCCTGTACGAATCATTTAGAAAAAATCATATATCATAGACAACATGACACCACGGAAAGGAATCCAGAAAGGGCATCGCCGCGCAACGTCGCCCTTTCATCAGCGGAACCACGCGAGGCGGCTGCTATTGCGGCGCCCAACATCCCCGCCGTCCGGTAGCCACCCACCCGTCGCTACCGTTCCCGACCCGGCACAGGCGCCCAACCTACCAGAATGCACACTCCTGACGCAATTCGTCGTCGAACAAGACAGCATTGCCCAATACATAAGCATCGTACCGATAAGCGCAAGTTACATGGATTGCTTCATCAACGCACTGCAGCTTTTGAGGGTTTTGGATGCACAGACGGCGAACATCATGCGAGTTTCCAGTGCAGGTGTGAGTGGATTCACACATGTGCAAATCGTCAGCATCTTCATCATACTCACTGGACGTCATCACGATTTCAAACGACTTCCGCTCGAAGAGTTTTGGATGATGCTCCATCATCTACCGCGAGGGAATGCGGTCTTAGCCGGGTTTAGAGGCCAGTTCTTTGGGATTGGGCATGTGTTTCTCATCCGAAAAACCGTCGATGATAGGCTCGAGTATCTCGACCCGCAAACAAACACCATATGCGACTTAGAAACCCCGGAGTGCAGAGCCATCATCACTAGCCAACCAGAGCACCACATGCTGTTTCACTCGCCAGTTAGCTTGTCAACCGACCAACTCAGACAATGGGGATTTGTCTTACCCGACGGTTTAATTCCACATTGAGCGAACGGTGAATCGACACTGAATAAACCAGGCGTGTGCCACTCATCCCAATAAGTTGGACAATCTCCATTTCGACAAAAGCGTAAGCCATATATGCAGGTTGAAGTATTTGTCGAAATGTATGCTCCCCAAACGAAGATTTTGGAAGGATTTATGCTCCCCCAAACGAAGATTTGGGAAGGAGGAACAAAAGATGCAATCCGGATTTTCGATATACTTTTCAATGGTTCGTAGCCAAAATCGAGTACTCACGCCCTTGACACTGCGTCGAAAATCTGGGTTTCATCTTTTGTTCATCCTTCCCAAATCTTCGTTTGGCGGGGATAAAATGTTCGAAATGGAGATTGTCCAACAAATGTATGCTCCCCAAACGAAGATTTTGGAAGGAGGAACAAAAGATGAAATCCGGATTTTCGACGGACTTTTCAATGGAACATGGCCCAACGATTCGTCGCCCAAATCGAGTACTCACGTCCTTGAAAAGTGCGTCGAAACGATGCGCCGGACGGTTCGGTTCGTTCGGCCTTCCAACATCTTCGTTTGGGAGTCATAAACGTAATCCGTCCAAGACGGACGTACGTCCGCCAAATATTGACAAAAGGGAGGTGAGCGTACTCATTGTCACGTTTTGCAAACGCCCGTTTGGACAGACGATGGTTAACTTCAGAGTCACAAGAAGATTATATCATGCCGATGTGTGTGTCGCGGTATGGCGAACAAAAAATGGCGCGATGTCGCACCCACGACTTAACGACGGAACTTGCATACGTGAGTACTCAACAATCAGTCCAAGTTACAATGGACACTAAAATGATTTAAAATAAGTGCGTCGAATTGGCCTGATTGTTGAGTACTCACGTACGCAAGTTCCGTCGTTAAGTCGTGGGTGCGACATCGCGCCATTTTTTGTTCGCTACATGGATGTCATCGACGTGCTATCATCATCTTGTGAGTTTAACAGACGCATCAACATCTTGAGTTCGACAGACACATCGACATGCTATCATCATCTTGTGAATTGTACAGACACATCGACATACTATCATCATCTTGTAAGTTCGACAGACACATCAACATCTTGAAGGCCAAAGCGGGCCTTCTCCCCGTGGAGTGGGTAATGAAACTGATTTCCAAAAAAAAAATCAACATCCTGAGTTCGACAGACACATCCAACATCTTGCATGCTATCATCATCTTGAGACTCTGTCGAACTCACATAGTGATGCTGTCATTATGGGTCCGCGGTGTTAAATTACCGAGCGTGCATACGAGCCGTGCTTCAATGGTTATGTGCACGTCGAACACACATGAGTCACAATGATAGCATGATGCAGTGTGGCGAGCATAAATTGCGCAATTTCAAGGCCCGCTACTTAACGATGAAATAGACCATACGTGAGTACTCATGTTAGGGCAATTTGGCACAATGACCTTAAATCATTTTGATTTCGTGGAGTTCAAGTGTGCAATTTTC